ATTCACGAACTTAACCGCATATTTCATGGATTTAGTTGCATCTCGATCTAGGATTACTCCCTTAACAATGTTATGCCTAGAATCATCTATAACCAGACCGCAAGCCGTTGAACCAGCTCCAGCTGTTCCAGGGCTTTCGATGTTGAATCCAATTAAGTTATTATAAAGCGCTAGTTTTAATGTTATCCCATTTCTACGCGCATCTTGTATTTCCACACCGGTAAATACGTTGTAATAACCACGGCAATAAATTCCGTCACCTGATGTCGTGCTATCAATTTGCCCAGAAAACCAGCATTTCAATGCGGAAAAACGACAGTTATAAGCGCCAGTATTTAACTCAAGTCCGTGAAGACCACAGTCCCCTAAGTCTATATCGTTAAACATAGAGTCCTGAAGATTAACATGCATCCCACGCCCATCTACACGAAAAGCATAAAGTGCCGTGAATGTATTCACTCCTCCACCAGCACCGAAATCAAAAGCATCCCCCTTAGTATCGTGAACATAGATGTCTGAAAACCTGTGATTTCCGCCAGGATAAGCGGTGCCACTGGGCCAAGCCCCAACGGATAAAAACTCAATCCCATCCAATGCGGATGACTGATTTGCTTTATTTCCATCTATCTCTATTCCTTGAATTACACACCGCTGAGATGTGGAATTAACGAAAAGAACTGCGGTGCTGGCATTTGCTTTAAGCTTTAATATACTTTGCCCCTTACCTGCTCCAAGCAGTGTTTTGCCTGAAGGCATCTCTAACCCATCAACGATATAAATACCTGGACTCAGGAAAACCGTGCCGGAGCTATTAAAAGCTCCTGCAATTTTAGCAGTGTCATCTGTTACCCCATCACCCTTTGCGCCAAAATAACGCACATCAATAACCCCATCCACAACCCGCCTCCACCTACCAGTGCCTACAGTTGGCTGAATCACTGTTCCACCGTTGTCAGTAGTGGAAGAAGCAGAATCAAAATAAAACAACCCGCCACCTCCATCACCAGCAGAATAATAACCAAGGACAATAGCCGCATCATTGTTTTCAATCGAGGCAACAGAGAGAGCTTTCAAAGCAGCGATTGAAACCACCTCAATTTTCGCTTGGTATGAAGCCGCTAGCGCAGCACTAGCTGCCGCCTCGATAGCTTTTGTGTTAGAAATCCCGGCCTGTGTGGTGGCAATTGCAGCTTGGGCCGTTGCAATCGCAGCCTGTTCTGTGGCTTCCGCTATTAGTCCAGCCGCATCCACATACTCAATGACGCCAGTCGTTGCATTGAAAGAGAGCAATTTCCCCAGCCGTGCCGCAAGCTCAGTCTCCCCGTCCAGAACTTCACCGGCCTCGAACCGAATCGTCCGGCCCAGAATCTCAGAAAGCGCCTGACACACCATCGTCAGCCGGTCCAGCGCCCGCTCGATCGTCTCCCCCGGGAACCGGCCGTTATAGACCAGATCCACCAACTGATTGATTGGTATGCTCCGAATGATCGTGATGACGTCAGCAATGGCCGTCCCTGCCCCGTTAAAGATAACCGCGCCCCCGGCCTCCCCATTCTCCCCCGTGGTCGTGTAATGGGTCGCCAAGGTCAGCGTGGTGTAAACCCCGGCACGCAGCCGGATGACTTTCAAATGCTCCTCTTCAAGGAAGAAGAACGGGACAGCCACCGTCTGGGTTGCAGACGCAAGCGTGTATTGGATGCGGGAATTTGTGTTTGGAACGCTCATGTTTTAGGTGTTGGAAATCATCGGCTGAAAGAGCCGCTCTTTTCTTTCTTTTCAATCTTATCTGCTCCGCCGCCCATCCACCAGTAAACCGGTGAACCGACAAACGGAAGCGCCCGCCAGGTCTCGAACTTGCTCACGTCAATGTCATCGCCCTCGGCAATCTTCATGGCCGCATCGACTACGTCAGAAGCCGGGTAAACGAGGAACGGCGCCGGGGGAGCAATCAGCAGAAGCGCCGCCTCAACTGGATTCTTGCTCTCACGGAACCGCCACAACGCCCACCGGTTTACCCCCGTCAACTTGAACAGGTTGTCCACCATGATGTCATCGAGCACCGGCCGCCGTCCCATGATGAAGTCCTTCAGCCAGTCAATCGGACACCCGATCATGAACAGCAAGCCGGCCAGGTGAATCAGGTTGCGGGCACCTTCCAACTTCTGGACCGCGTTGCCGTTGACGATCTTCGTGATCCCCTCCCGGCGGAAGGAATCAATCTGCTTCAGGGTGAAACTCTTCAGCATGTAGAAGATCCGGCCGTTGGGATGACGCAGGTAATACTCCGGGTATTCCGATTGAGTCAGGGGCTGGTAATCCGCCAGCACCGTGTAAACGGCAAACAGCGTGTCCTCAGTCTTCTTGCCCACGGCCAGATCCCGGACCACTTGGGCCCCGGTTGCAGGATCAAACGCCCGCTCGATGATTGACCGGCTCCGCCCGGAAAGATTCCCGGCCGCCGCCTCACGTTGCAACCGGCGGAACTTCGCGTTCACCAGCGTCTCCTTGCCGATCATGTCCAGGTAGTGAATGCCCACCAATTTGAACGTCCGGTCCAGCGCCTTGTGCATCTTGCCCGCATCCCGGAACTCTTCAGCGATTTGATCCAGCCCCAGATCCTGCCGGGTGATCTTCGACTTCCGCGCCAGCGCCTGACCACCGGCCACCATCGTGTCAAAAACCCCGTTCTCGTAGAGACTGAACGCCACGTCCGTGACCTGCGACATTGCCGATGTCACTTGCCCCATCGTCGTGATGTAGGCCAGTGACTTGAAGTTCTTCACGAACGTGGTTTGCACCCCACGCTGAAACCGGGCTTCCAGAATGGACTGCACTTCTGCCTGTTGCTGATAGGTGATGTCACCCGTCGCAATCAAGTCCTCCACATAGGCACCGATCGAGGCTTCCAGAGCCAACTGGGAAGAGACCGCACCGGGAGCCCCGGCCACCGGCACCGTGAACTTGCCGAAGAAGCGCCGTTTCTCAATCGCCTGGTTCAAACTCTCAACGTAGGACACCAACGCCTCCACGCTGTCCGCATAGAACTGATCCGCGTCCACCCCGACGACATCCGTCTTGCGGGTCTTCAGGTTGCCCGGCTTGGACTCAGGCCGGCGGAACCCACGCAGCACCGAATTGACGACTTCGATCCGTTCCTCACGGGAAAGAATGCGCCCTTGATCCTGGGCTTTCTTCGCCGCCTCCTGAAGCGCTTTCTCGATTTGCCCCTGTTCCGGCTGGCCATAATAATGGTTCATCAGCCCATCGAGGTCATTCACCTTGCGCGGGAAATAGTTCTCGATTTCCCCGACGTCATACCCGGCTGCAATCGCCCGCTGCCGTGTGGCAGACAGAACTTGCTCAACCCGGGCAAATGACCCGGCCATGCCGTAAGCATTCAGGACCGCGTCCCGTGAAGCCGTGTCACCATTCTTCAACGCCAGATCCAATATCCGCGCCTCGCGCTCGGGAAGCGCCTCAAATGCCACCATCCAAGGCTTCACCGCTTCGAAGTCTGCCTTCAGTGCCCTGCCAATGTCGAAGTCCAGGCGCCGCAACCGCTGCCCCAGATTGGCCTTTCCGCTGATTGCCTGCAACCGGGACACCAACGGCACGAACAGCTTGGCCGCCAGTGATGCCTCCGTGGACTTGCGCACCGCCTTGGCCCGCGCCGGCAACGGTTGCCCACTGTTTAACCGCGTGAGGAGTTGAGCGGACGCTGCCAGGCGCTTTGCCTGAATCCGGTTAAACATCGCCTGATTCGCCTGCGTCTGGTTCTGGGGAATGCCCGTGGTCGCAAAGGTTATCTCCGACTGGGGAACCAGGTTGAAGGTTGCATTCGTGAACGCGGCCACCGCCAGGCGCCGGGAGTCCTTCGAGTTTACGGAATACTCCGCCACCGTCATCCCGGCACCCACCAGAATCTGCTTCACGTTCGCCGGCGTGCTCTCGGGAATGACCGCCGCCAAGAACTCCCGCAGCCGCACCGCCCGCTGGGGCTTGGCCTCGAAGTAGGGGACCGGATTGGACATCAGCGCCTTTGCCGCCACCACCCCGGCCTCCAATACGTCCGCCGAAATAGGCCCGCGCTTGAAGTCCTCCGCTTGCATCGCCCGCTCCAATGCCGCCGTGGTCAACCGGCCGGACTTAATGATCCTGCCCTGGGCCCGCATCGCTGAATCCAATGCGTCCCAAGTTGAAGGCTTGCCCCAAGAGAGCTCACCATAGAACGGGATGGATAACGTGCGGAACTTCTCCTGAAGGGACGCAGTCTTTTCCCGGGCTGCCTCCACTTCTGCCTCCGTTGCCAGCATCCCGCCCGCGGCCTTCATTTCTTCCACTGTTTTGAACTGCTTGGAAACGCTCGCCCGAACCTGCCCCTCGCCCATCGTCAGGGTTTTCTCCTGATTGCGAACATCGCCAGTCATCGCTTCCACGATGTTGTCCAACGTGTAGGGCTTTTTCTTCCCCTTGATTTTGATAAAGGGCTCCCCAAATCCCGGCAACAGCTTGGCCTCCACCCAATCCTTGAACGCCGATTCCCGCCCGGTCATCGCGGTTTCCAGTGCCTTGCCGGTCTCATACCGGTCAACCTCCGTCTTCCCGAAGTTGGCCACCGAGCGCTCCACCCGCATCATTTTCCCATAGGGAACCATGCCGTCCTCACCAATGAATTGATCCTTGAACCCATCGTCCAGCACGCCCCGGACTTCTTCGTCCTTCGCATACTCGTTCAAATACTCTTCATGCGCAGCCAGGAGAACGTCCGCAAAAGCCTTCCGCGCAACCTCATCATTGGGCGACATGCTCATGTTTCCACCCTTTGCCAAGAACTCCCTAAAGGCAGGCATCCCAACCTCGGGAACCTCAACATGCGACGGCCGCATCACGGGATCAATCTTCACTCCAAGCCCATCAAGGTAAGCAGCCATCACCGCGCTTGATCGCAGCGCCCGGCCAACAGCCCGCTCCGCATTCCCATCATTGACCATGTTGTCCCAAATCTCGGACAGCGTCCCGCCATCGTTATAGGCAGCCGCATACGGCCGGATTTCCTTCATCAACGCATCCGCCGTTTTTGACTTTACCTTTGCATACTCAGGACGGGGGAACCGCGGCGAATAAGCATCCGCATCGAACACAGGTTCCTTTCTCGGGTCCACCATGCGAGGATCCGCAATCAGGGTAATGTCCCCGAATCCATCGAAAACATGCCCCGCCTTCACCACGCCAATGCTCGGCACCGCATAGCCGCCAAACTTCGCCGCAATCAAAAGGCCTTCCGCCGTGGTATTGTGCAGCGCCATCAGCTTCCCGGCCACCGGTTCAAGGCTAAAGGTCGGACTCTTCAGCCAACGCAAGTCCACCGTCTCACTCGCATACTTGGCGCCCCGCGCTTCGCTCACCGTCACGATCCCATCAAACCCGGAGTTTACCACCGCACGGGACAGTGCCCGGCCCTTCTTGCCGCCAAACGCACGGGAAAGCCGCGCCTTCCAGCCATCTTCACCATAACCCACCCATTCGACAACCAGAGGGCTCTCAAACTCCACGATCCCGGTTTCCAGTCCATCATGCACTTTCACCTTGTCCCCAACTGGGGCCAGGTAACGGCCGGCCGGTTCGATGTCTTGCCCAAAGGTCGCGCCCATCCGCGGTGCCTTCTTCGTGTTGCGCACATAGCGGAAGCTCACCGGCTTCCCGGTCTCGAACACACGGCCGGTCTCGGAGTCAGTGAACTTCTCCACCACTCCCTCCACACTGGACAGGTTAAAGGTGATGTCCGGATTTGCAGCGTCAAACGTGCCACGATTGGCAATGGCTGACTTAATTTGGGTGGACTCTTTGGTGATTACGATTGTGAAAGGGTTGCCAGTGACGTGCTGACTTCCGACATCTCGAACAATTACGCCGTCGTATTCCGATCCAGTCAGAGCGGCCTCAATTTCAGGAATCAATCCCCGACGATCTTCGACCAAAGACAAGACGCCACGCCCATCGCTGTCATCTTCGATAATCAGGGGGTTCTTTAGGGAGACAAACACCGGCATAACGTTCGCGCCCGCGCCCGCATTCATCGCGTAGGCCGAAGCATCCTCGCGGTCGTTGGTCATAAATATCCCCGGCTCCTTCTTTCCAAAGTTCTGCCCTCCTCGTGAAGGATCAAACACTGAGAAGTTGCCCGCCGTCCCATGATAAACCACCAGTGGCTTGCCCTGCGCATCCACCACTTTGGAATCACCGAACCACGCCTTGAATGCCGGCGTCTCAGTTTGCGCCAGGTTAAATGTCTGCCCCTTGAACCCCATGTTTGTGGGCATGACCGGCTCGCCGCGTGTGCTCTGATCGAGTGCCGATAAAAGATCATTCGTGGTCTCGAACTCAAATCCTTCATCCGTCACCAGCGCCTCCCGGAGCTCATCCAACGGTTTCCCCTTCTTGCGGAAGAGACGCAGCTTTTGCTTCGTGTCCAGATTCTCCATCAGGGACTTCAGCTCACCCTTGAACATCGGTTCCTGTGAAGGGGCAAGCAATCCACCCGCTCGGATAACCGCCGCCTGAAGCTCGGAGTCATCACCCCACCCAATGTCCTCCCGGATGCTGGCCATCTCTTCGGCCTGCTGTTGGTCATTGAACCACTTCAGCGCCAAATTGAACGCGCCGTCCATGGTCTTCACCGTTCCTTCGATTTCAATCCCTTCAGGATCCCGCACCGTGTAACCGTCCTCATCGTTGCCGGTGATCTTCGGGAAGTCCTCTTCCTGCCCGATCGAGTCCTTCATTTCTTCGTCAAACTCGGACGCCGCCGGCGCCGCCTCACGGTTACCTTGCGCGGCCGTCTGATAGGACTTATCCAGCGCCCGCTTCTCCGCGGTCAAGCTGGCCTCCGTCTCCCCTTCATACTTCTTCAGCAGGCGCTCGGCCTGTGGGGAGAGCTCCACATTCAGGTCATAGACCGGGATGTCATTGAGCATTTCCGCAACAAAGGTCTCCTCCTCCGTCATCGGCCCGTTCTCGGTGATCGTTTCCTTATCACCCAGCCGGTCCTCAATCACGGCCTGAAGCTCCTCCTCCATTTGAGCCTTCACAAAATCGCGCTCACGCATCGCCGCAGCCTCCGCCGCCCGATCCGCCCGCAACTGCGCCAGTGCACCCTTCTGTTCCTCGGCAGCCAATTGGGCCTTCAGATCCTCATAACCCTGGTATGACCGCAGCACGCGCTCGGTCTTGGCCCGGGCATCCGTGCCGTCCGCTTCGAACACGGCATTCAGTTCAGCCTGCCGCGTGGCCCGCGCCGCGTCGGCCTTGCTTGCGTCCAGCTTCGAACGGACCGCGCCGGCTGACACTTCACCCAGCGCCCCCTTCATCAGGGTTTCCAGATCCGCGTCCAGCTTACCCTCACGCAGGAGCTTCTTCATCTTCGCAGCGCCCCGGATGACCGTCTTCAGCCGCTCGCCCAAAGTCCGCAGCCATTTGCCCCAGCCTCCCGGGAGTGCCACCTTGCGCCGAGCCAGTGCGTAATCCACCACCCGCTTGGAAAACCACTCGATGTTTGCCCGCTCCAAATCATCACCGGTCAAATTCCCCGCCACATCGGTCTCACCATTCGCGGAATGCCACTTCATGCGTGCGTCATTGAGCTCCGCCGGCGCCAGATTCTGATCCAGATACGCCTTTTTGATATAGGCCTCGGACACCTCTTCAATGGCCACCGTTGGGTCCGCCGCCTGCGCCACCGTTGCCACCATTTGAAAAACTCCCTCCGTGGTCGCCTGCACATCAGCCGAGCCTTGAATGCTCGCGGTTTCCAGCGTGGTCTCCTTTGCCAGACCATTCACCAGCTTGGCGACATCCAGAGCGCCCTGGGCCTGCTCCTGCGTCATCAGCCCCTTGTTTACCCGATCCATCAGGGTCTCAGGCATCGCCGGCCGCTCCACCTTCAACTCGGCTCCAAACTTCTCCTGAAGCCCGGCCAGTGTTTCCTTCGTGGCCTGCTCATTGACCGCCCGCTGTTTCAGCGTGTCCAGAAATTGACGCTCCTCCGGGTTGGTCACATCCACCGGGGAAAAAGTCCCCAGTGCCGTGTTTTCCAAAACCGGGACACCGTCGATCATTCCGATCTTCCAGCCATCCACTTCCAGCCCATCAGCTGAAACGAACTTCTCCCGAAGAACGCTGTCATTGTATTTCGCCATCGCATCCTGGTTACCGTTCGCGGCCGCCACCAGTAACCGGCCAGCCTCCGGACTTGCGGCCGTTGCCATCAATTGCTCATCCGTCTTGACCTGCCGCAGCACATTGAAGTCCGCCGGGGTCAACGTCTGCCCCTCCTTCGTCGTCAGGTATTTCTCCCCCTTCGACACCGCCATGTTTTGATCCACCGCTTCCAGCGACGTGATACCGCCAGCAAAGAAGAAGCCGAGCGTGAAGGCTGACACCGATTCCACCAGTCGCTGTTTTGCGGCCTGCTCCGTGAACAACTCGCGCTTTTCGTCGTAAGTCTGCTGGGCGACAAAGTCATTCCAGAAGTTTTGCGCCGGCTCAGTCAAACCCTCCTCCACGCCTGCCGTCAGCCCGCGCCGTGCAAACTGCTTGGCGAAGTCCCCAAACGCCACCTTTCCGGCCGTCTTTGGCAGATCCCCCAGAACCTTGTCCATCAAGCGCTCCATACCGAACGCACGTTCGAGGACCATTTGCGGACCGGCTGATGCCAAGTTGGCACCGAATGCTTTTTCGGGATCATAGGCATCCCCCTCTTTCGCCATGCGCTCACTTTCCACATCAGCGAAAAACGCCGACTCCATGCCAAACGCACCGGCCGGCCCAAGCGCCGCCAGCGCCGCAGTAGCCGGGACACTGCCCACGCTCGCCATGAATTGGCCAAGGGTGGACTTCTGGAACTCAGGATTTACTCCCGCCCGCTCCATCGCCCCACCGCTCAACTCATACCAGAATTTAGAGAGCTTCCGATAATCATCGGACACGTCCTTCGAGGTGGAGTTTGCAAACTCCTTCGCCCGCTCCCGATTCGTCTCGTCATTGACGCCCCGGATACTCGCCATGTCCGCGTCGATCTTGGCCAGTCGGGCCTTCTGCTTATCGTTCAGCACCACCTCAGTGTCTTTCGGTTGAAAGGGAGGGTTGACCAACTGCTCACGCTCTCGGTTCAAATCGAGGTAAGTCCGATTTTCAAATGGGGACTTCATCCGTCCAGGGGAGGCTGCAATCGTTGCCGCCTGCGAATAGACGCCGGCCGGGATCTTCTGGGCAAACCCCGTAAACCCACCGGCCGCCGCCCGGGCCGATTGCTCCGTGTTCACCATGAGCGCCCCTTTTCCAACCTTGGCCAACCCCTCCGTGCCGGCAAAGGCCTCGGGGTTTTCGGTCTCCGTCACAGGTGCCTGCGTTTCACTGCCTTTGTAAAAGGTGGAAATCTTGTCATAGGCCTGTGCCGCCGTCGCACCATCACCAAAGAAACGGCCTGAAATGTTGCCGAAGTTGGCCAGGACATCCTTGCGCGGGAGCCCGGTGCGCCGGGATAGCCAGAGGGACACGAATTGCTGATCCACCATCTCATCCGCCCCGGACTGCTTCGCTTGGGAATCAAGCCCCGCCGCCCCCGTCAGCGTTTCGAATTTTGTGCGGGCCTCTTCCGGCAAGCGGCCAAGGCGGGTTTCACGGGACTCAAACAGAGGTGCAAGTTCGTCGGTGTTCATCAGAATCCAAATGCGTCTTTCAGTGCCTCATAGCCAGCCGCCTTTTGCGCTTCTGGCATCAAATCCTCTCGAAGGAACTTCTTCACCTCATCAGCCGAACGGTTGCCGTCCTTGGCCGAGTCGAAGAAGTTCCGGATCTTCCCTTCCTGATTGAGCATCAGGTCACCGGCCAACACATCGCCAAGGGCTGGAAGCAGGCGCTTATACTCACCAATCATGTCCCGGCGCATCGCACGCTCTGAAGTCCCAATGTCCCGGTCCATCCATCGCGTCCCTTCTTCCTGAAGATCCTCGATGTCCGCCAGCTTCAGGCTGAACAGTTCATCCATCAGCTTCAGCCGGGTTTCCTTCGTGAGCTTGGCCGAGTTAATCGAGTTTTGCAGATCCCGGTATTCCGTATCACTCGGCGCCCGGCCGAACATCTTCGCACCAAACCCGCCCTGAATCTTCTTGCTAATCTTCGTGGCCTCTCCCTCCGATGACGCCATTTCCGAGCGTGAGGTTTGCGTGAGCTCCGCCTTCAGTTGGTCCGCCTGCTCCGGTGTAATCTTCCCGAGCGCCATGCGTTGCTCGATGTCCCGAAGCCCAACGTCCCCCTGTTTACCGGGAGTCACCGCACGGTCACGAATGCGCCCGGCCTCGCCCGCCTGTTGCTGGGAAAGCTCCTGCGCCTTGGCTGCCAGCTTGTCCGCCCGCTCCTCACCGGCTAACGCCAATTCCGGCGCCAACCCCGTGGCCGTTTCCTCATCCATCGCTCCGGACTTCACCGCCTCCGCCACATCGGCCGTTGTTGCCCGGCCTAGACGAATCTGCGTCACAAGACTTTTCCCGGTGACGTCCATTTGACGCTGGGCCTCGCGCACCCGTGCATTGGTCATGCTCTGCAAGTTCACCCGGCCACCCAGCGACATGCCTCCGCGCTCGAACTCGTAATTGGTATAAGTCCCGTCCTTCCCCTTCTCCGTGATTGCCTTGTTGAACTCGGCATAAGCCTTGACCGCCTGCGCCGGCGGAAGCTCACGAATGGCGTCCAGCTGATTGGATGCCGTCTTATACATCCCCTCATCCAGCCCGCGCCGAACCATCTCCTCCTTCTGGTCGGGTTGCACGTTCATCAGGTCCACCGTTGCCACATACCCCTCATAATCCCCGCCGCGCAGCTTGGCCTGGGCGTTGCCCATCAGCCGGGAATTGCTTTGGCGAATCAGCGCCCCGTCCTTCTGGGCCTTGAACCGGATCCCGGTCTCAGCCAGATAGGACTCCGTCAGCATCTTGTCCTGTGCGACCGTATTTGATCCCCACCCCTGCTGTTTGATACGTCCGGGCTTTGCGGTCTCGTAAGCCTTCCAGGTGTCCTGCCTGAACTTGTCCCACGTTTCCGGCTTGTCCTGGTTGGCCTGCGCATAGGATTCAACCTGCGCGGCCGTCTCCATTCGAATGGTCTCCTCCGAAGCGAGGAACCCCTTGTTTACCTGCTCCTGCTTCTGAATGGCAAAGCGCCCTAGGACGTTGCCCACGTATTGCAGCGCCCCGCCGGCTTGGGACAGCGCCATATTGGCGGCCTGCATCTCGTTCCCCATGCGGGGGCCAAGGCTTGGAGCTTGGCGAACGTCTGAAAGTGATACGGTTGGAATGGCCATGATTTGAAATTACTTAGTGACCTGATAGCCCATATAGGCCGTGTTTGAAGTTCCAGAAAGCAGCGATGAACCGGCATTGATGTAAGCTGCCCGCGCCTGATTCGATCCCACCCGGCGATCATAAGCCCCCTGGGCCCGAAGCGCCCGGGTTGTCTGGCTTGCCTGACGACTCGCGTCCAGTGCTTCGAGCTCCAGAATCCCTGCCGTCTCCGCCATCACCTCCAAGGGAGTGCCGTCAATGGTGACCCCGCTCTTCGCGTAAGCCGTGCGCTGCATCCCAAGGAAGCGGCGATTCTGTTCACGCCGGCGCTTTACCGACTCGCGGGCATCCATGTCCACCTGGGCGGCCTGACTCTCCGCCAGCTTGGCGTTGTATTCGCCCATTTCCTTGGCGGTCTTTGCCGCCTCCATTTGCCCATAAACGGCCACACCAGTGCCGGCCGCTGCCACGGCAATGGCGGTGATTGCTAATGCGGTTGAAGTTGCGACAGCCATTTTATTTTTCTCCGATGATTTTTAACATGTGCGTGACGTTTCGGTCGGTGACCTGAAACCCGATTTTCTGGTAAATTCTCCCCAGCGATTCCTGCCGGCACGCGGTCAACATGACCCCGTAACCAAGCCGCTTTGCCTCCTGCTCCATAAAGGTGACCACGGCATTGATTGCCCGGATCGTTTCCATTCCCTGCGCTTTGGGATTGGAAACCAGCCACTCCATCCAACAAACCCCGTTGCTGTTGCTCATGTAAAGGAAGGCGGCGCAAAGCGGGAAGGCCTCCGTCTCCCCGGCTTTCTCCCGGTGATAAGCAATCACCCCAAGCCCCGGAAGGATTGCCTCCGGGACTGCGTCCCATTTATGGGCTGACCACCAACTGGCCAGCATCGGATAATCTTCCGGGACATAGGGGCGTATTTGAATGCTCATTGGATTCCCGTGATTTGGTAGTGAACCACCATGCCCAGCAAGGTCCAAGGTAGGGGTTGATCCTGTTTTAAGATGATCGTCGCATCCTCGGAATAATCCCCGTCCACCTCCTGGTACTTGTCCCCGCTAAACAGAGGAGGCGCCGCATCCATCAAATCATCCGTGGTCCGGAACTCCACTTCCCGGAACGTCTCCCCGTTCAAGTCGGTCACCTTCAGCCCGAGCGTGTCCAACAGGCGAAGCGTGACGCCGCGGATGTTCTTCACTGCCCCCTGTGTGTTGCCGGCCGAGTCATCCACATCGAGGCGCATCGGCTGAATGATCGAATCATACCCAAGCCCCACATGCACGATCGAGGCCTCATGATCCAGCGTGACCTCGCCGCTGGTCACCACTTTGTCAGCGTGCACCGCGCCATCGGCCAGGATCTCCACCGTCTCACCTTCGAGGTGATCGAGTCCATCAACGACCAATGTCGGCGCCCCATAGTAAACGACTGACGAATCCAGGAAGTTCTTCGCCACATCCTCACCGGCAAAGGTGTAAGCCCCATCAATGACATCCTCAAAAATGTCAGTTGAGGGCGTGAAGTACCCGGTCATCCGTTCGAGGTAACGCTTTTGCACCCCGTCAATCGTGCGCAGGACCGACACCCACACCTCATCATCAAGCTCCCCGTAAACCGTCTCAACCGATTCAATCGTGCCCGCCGTGGTGTGCCGGTGCCAGGCAATGACGCTCTGCTCCTTTTCATAGGTCATGCCGATCAAGTTGCCATTGGCCACCGCCCAGAAGATCGAATCCCGGTCGGATTGGTAGGAAGGCGACGTGATCCCGCCGGCCGTGATATGCTCAGACAGGATCGTGACGTCATTCGATTGGTAGCCTTCACGAATCGCATCATAGACCGCCTCGCGCAGTTTGCGGCCACTTCGCTGGACAAATAGGATCGTGTCATTCACCAGCAGCGCCCGGCCTTGCTGACTGCCAAAATTCGACTGTTGTTTGACCTTGATCTTGGTCGGGGTGATTGGGTTGTCCAGATCCCCGCCCATTGCCGTCCATTCCCCTGACGTGGTGCCAATCACCAGCCGGGACTGAGAAATCATCCACAGCACTTGCTGCCGCTCCGTAGAAGACAAAGTGAAGGCCAGGCTGTCATCATCAGCCGTCCCGGTCGTAAAGTTCTCGTAATCGTCAGTAATCGACGCCCAGAGCGTTTGCGGTTGAAATGTCGTTCCCGCAAAAAACATGCGGTTTTCATAGAAAGCACACGCCGCCGGATAACCCCGCACCGCGGACCATGCCCCCTCTGCCCAGTATTGGGTCGCCGCATCACTGAAAAGGTTACGCTTCACGGTTGCGGTCACTGATGTCGAAGACCCAAACGCCGTCACTTGCACCACTCCGTAGATAAACCGGTCTTCCAACTCGAACACCGCCCGGGAGTCTTCGCCATTGGTTGCCGTTTGGGAAGTCCAGGACGTGATGTTTATCCGGTAATAGGCCTCATCATCCTCTTCGCCCTCCACATCGATATTGCGATCCTTCCGGCCTGTATAGGCCCGGACTGATTCCCAGTTGGTGCTGCCATCAAGGGAACGCTCCACATCCACCGTTGCCGTCCAGATTCCATAGGTCTTAAAGAACCATTTCCCCGAAACTAAAACGGCCGCTGACGTGGACACCGAGGTGATTGCAAGCTCCGTGCTGGTTGCTTCCCGCCGGTGGCCGATGTTCATGTAAGCCCCCACATGCCCGGCCTGAAACAACGCTGACGATGCGGTCAAGGTGATCGTTCCCGTGGTGCCGGATGGATCAATGGTCACCGCGGTCAGGTTTTCCTCCAAGAAAGGCGGCCGGTCAAAATCCACCGTTACCAGCGTCCAGTTGTCATTTGCCAGACGGGACAGCTTTTTAACCGGGTGACTTGGATGCGTGATATAAACCACGTCATTGATTTGGACATACTGAATCTCCGCGCATTGGGCGGCCGTGTAAGGACTCACCACTTCATAGGGAGCCCCGAGCACCTGAATCTGCGCACCCTGGTAATAAAACCGAATGTAAAGGTCCCCCATTTCCAGCATGAAGGACACCGTCCGGCTGAACTGGAAGTCCAGCATTCGCACCGGCTTGTTGGTCGCATCGTACTTGGCGGCCGCCACAAACTCAAACCCCTTGCGCCGCGTGACCCCGCCGTGAGGCATCGGGATCATGTTCTGGCATTGGCGACACCCGGCCGCGTACTTCTCCGTGTCCACCCGGGCATCCAACTTGGGCGAAAGCTCGCCCGCGTTGAAGCTCATCAGGTTCTTTTTGTTTCGTGGATTTGCCATGGGTTATCCGTTCGTTGAATAGCGGCGAGCCTGGACAAAGCGGGAGTCCTCCCACGGAGCGAAGCGCTTCTTCTTCCGTTCGTTCCCGTCCTTCATCCGGGCCTGTGGCAGGCTCACCCGCTGATACTCAGAAAGCAGGGCCTGCGCTAGGGCGTCATCCTGCCGGATTGGCAGCGCGATCTTCGATGCGAGCAACACCACCACCGCGTTGACAAAGAGAGCGTCCCATTTGTGCGTCTCCTCATCGTAACCGATGAACCGCACCTTGGCCTCTTCCGCATCGGTCAGGAGTTTGTCCCCTTCGATTTCCCACGTTTCCCCGAGGCTTCCCGTCACTTCCACCCCATTGAGCTCCACCAGGCTGATGAAGTTGATCGGGAGCTGGAATTGATATGCCCACTCAAAGGCCGGCGCCTCAGTCAACCGTGACAGGGCCTCGCGCTTCTTCAGGCAATTCCACTCCCCAGCCCGCGCCACCTCGCGCACCGCTAACTCGAAGGTCTCCTTACAGACCCGGGCAGACTTCGAGTTTACATCCTCGATGTCCAAGACGTGAGGCGACCCGACCCGGCCGAGTGCCTGATTGCAAATGTTGGTTTTCGTAAGGGCCATAAAATTGGATGCCGTGGATTACCCGCCACGGCACGGGGTTTTACTTAGGAATACCGCGTTTCAAGAAACGCCCGGACTTCTTCAACGGTAGCCGTTGCAGGCAAGTCCACCGCTTCAGTGCCTCGAACCGTTCTGTCTTCTTTCACAATCACACAAGAAACGCCAACGATGCGTTCCCCGTCTTCTGACAATAAGATACTTTCGATGTTGATCGTCATTTTAGTAGGAGTTGAACCCGGTAGTCTGAAGGAGGATATTCGCCCCCGTCGTTCCAGCCGTGTAGTTAAGCGCCGCATTACCAGTCCCGAACAGAGGAGTCGGATAATTCAACTGAACGGGAAGCGTCATGCTGGCCGGCACAGAAATCACGTCCAGCGTGGTGCTGCCATCCTGAATCGTCAGCGTGGTTGCCGTCGCATTCGTGTTCTGGAATTTGATCGAGGTGATATTTTGCCGAATGCTCGCCCCCTGTGCCGCACGAATCGCCGTTTGCGCATTCGTGGTGACCGTTTGATTCACCCCGAAATCCAGTTCACGGGCCGCAAAGTTCTTCACGATTGCCTGACCTGAAATCGACTGCGTGAGTCGAACCGCATCACCGTTTACAATACTCGACGCTGGCAAGCCAGTGCGTGCTTGGCCACCCACAGATACGGGATTACCAGAAACAGCCGAATCCTCCGCCGCCGTGCCAGCGACAGCGATACCCGATGACGATACCGTTACTGCCGTGGTTCCTCCGTCCAACGTTACACGCATACCATTGCTTGATCCAGTCGCCGTAACGCCACCAACAATCACTTTATTGATTCCCGTTTCTTCCAACGAGAACTTTCCAACCGTTAAGCGAGTGGTCGAAGCGGGAGCCGTGACACCGTTGAATGCCTGAATAAACAGATAAACAGGAGTCAGTCCATCAATCAGACTCTCCAAGCGACTTGCCCGCGATGTGAACAGGATTGAGGTGGACGTAGCAGGAGAGCTATCGCAAAGGAACTCCGAGGTAGTATCACCTGAGAATTGGATGATGTCGCCAGGTGAAGCGTCCGTGTTCAGCGTCAAGGACGACGCACCGGAACCCCAACCACGCCGTTGAGAGTCGAACCAGTTGGTCGTGGTGGCCGAAGTGCCGTTTTTGACCAAGCTCACACAGTTCCAGCCGAAGACCGTCACCGTGCCGCTTGCGCTCGGAGTCCACGCCTTGGCACTCATGGTAAGCGTGAGCGTGCCCGAAGTAGCGCCAGCGTTTAAGCAGGTGAAGGTGGAAACACCACCAGACGATTGCGTGAGCAGCGACACGGCACCGTTGACGATTGCAAGCGTGTCGGACGACGCACTGACCGTCGCAGCTTCAGCGATGGAGAAGATCGGATTCCCACCGAGGAAGGTAATCGTTGCCGTGGTGGTCGTACGTGACCAAGTACAAGCAAAGACCGGCGAGAACGTGACGACATTGGCAGCCACCGCGGTGATTGCGTAACGGCCCGGAACAATGGCAGCCGCACCACTGCCGCCGCCAAGGTAGCAGCTTTGCCCAATGTTCGCATCCGTGAACCCGTGACCAGTTGGCAACGTGATCGAGATAAGAAGGCCGGTTGCATCCGTGGTAAACGCGCAGTTCTCACCAATCAAATCAGCGAGATAAATGCCGAAGTGCTGATTCACGATCTTCTGACTGAGCGTAACCTTAGCGCGGGAAATGTGCCCGCCCTTGATCGACTCCACCGAGCGCATCAGGAACTCAGAGTTTACCGTGGTTCCGGTATCCACCAGCAAATTGCCGTAAGCCTGGGCCACGGTCATGCCTGCACCCGTTGCGCCCACTTGCACCACTTCATCCG